TTATAAGGAGTCATCTGTCCAGAATATTGCGCCAGATTGGACGTATACGTTCCTAACGCACCCAACGCAGGGTAGAGAGATTCCCGTAAGTTGTAATTTGGTCTAGCCATTAAATTAGCCCTTTGTAGTAATCCATAGAAGACGCTTGTGGAAACGGAATGCCAGAACCTCTAATGATTTGAGGAGGAGGGGTGTACTCTACAGATTGAGAATCAAAGTTTCCTAGAAGTCCTGCAACTGCCCCAATTCCTGCCCCAATTAAAGCACCTTTAGGGTTGCCCGTTTTTGCCCCCAATCCTGCCCCTGTCAACGCACCCTTTACAATTCCAGAACCAGAACCTTTAAGCGGAGTATTTGGGAAAACGGGTGACTGATCTCTTGCCCCAATTGCCATTCCTCCCAAAAGCAACGGGTCAGAGTATGCGTCTGTATTACTTGAGAAATTAGATTTAAGACTATCAAACCAACCCTTAGTCTCGTCAGCCATAGGAGTTGGAGACGGGGTGCTTGCGATATCCATCTCAAAATCTGGACCCATAGGCATAACGGGGGTTGTTTCTACCTTTCCCGTCATAGGGTTGAATTCTGGTCTGTTTGGCGAAACAGACATAGACGGATTTAACGGATCGGGCATCATAACGTCAGAAGGGGATCTAACATCTTCTGCTACTGTCATTTGATCCATTAATGGCGGGTTACCTCTAGGGTAATCTGGTATATCTAATTTTGTAGGTTTTTGATATTCCGCTAATAATCTTGCACTTCTGGCATCCTCTCTATTTTTGTCAGCAAGATCCATAAGTGGATTAGGTAAATTTGGATCGTAATCTGCGCTATCCAAATTAGCCACTTCTCTTGCCATTAAATTATCGTATTCGGCATCTATATTTTCGGGGATCTGTATGTCTAGGGGTGCGTCTTCACTTACTGACGTAATATCCCCACTTAGGGTATTAAATTGCTTTGGTCTTGTGGAAGGCATCCCCCTAAAACCCGCAAATCTGTCTCTACCTAACTGCATCGCAAGTTGAGGTTCCAGATACGGATCACCCGAAATCTGTCTACCTAATCTGATAAAATAATTATTCTCAATTCGTTGTTGTCGAGTCATCAGAATAACCCTCCTTTTCCTCCACCCCCAGAATACGTTGGTTGAGGTTGTTTTATTGGTGCGCCCGTCATAATTGAGCCTAATGCGCTTAGACGTTTAAAGGGGTAATCTTCTCCTGCCCTAAACTCTGAAAAATCAAATTTATTTCCTAAATCTGTTCTGTTTCTGGTATCCATTCCAACATTCATCAACGAACCGATATTGCGGTATCGTCTGTTAATATCGGTATCGGTTGCGCCCATTCCGAAAGAACCAGCGTTAATTGCTGACGAAAGACCCGTTGAGCCTAACGCACCATATCTGGAACCCAGATTCCCTAACGTGTTTGTTGCTCCTAGATTCAGATTCCCGTAACCCAAACCTAGATTACCAGATGCAATTTCACCTCTAAGATCCGCATCTTGATTACTTCGATCTGCAGTCAGTTTCCGGTTTGCGTCTGAAGTCATCAAATTGGTTGCTCTGTCAAATCCTCTGTCCAGAACACTAGAAGACAAATCCCCTACTTGACGCATATAGTCTTGATTAATTAACGCTTCTTGAACCCCCTGTCTGTCTCCTCCAAACGCATACGCAGATCCAGCCCTTGCACCTTCTCCTATTAGGGACCGTTTTCTTGCGTCATCAAGTCTCGAAATAGCGTTGTCAAGAACTTGAGTTTTGTAAGGGTTCATATACGGGTCCATAGACATATTAGGTATGTCTTGAGCCGTTACCGTCTGTTCATCAATTGTTGTTGACGGACCCTTTGTTGTTAAATTTGTCGCAGAAGTCACCCCTTCGTTTAATGCGGATCTGCCAGACGCAAAATCTCCTAATGCGCCCGTTGTGGAATCCCCGTAAGCCGTATCTACTGTTGTGGTTGCGTCAGTAATATCTGAAAACTTACCGTCTTTCATTCCGTAATTCTGCATATTACGGATACCCCCTTTAGCCGTAGTAACGTCCGTTGGATCTGGTGCGTACAGATCCTTTCCGTATTTGTTATAGGTTTCGGGTAAGTTTAGTGCTTCGGTATATACTTTGTCCTTAAACTGATCGTCAGTCATTAACGATTCTTCTGGCTCGTCATCCTCTGGTAGATCGTTCTTCAAGTCTGGGTTTGGAGAGTCACCACTAGGACTATTAGTAGGCGTATCACCATCTAATAATGTATTAAGATTATTAAAATCGTTATTACCCTCGCCCAACGTTGGGGTTGTGGTATCGTCAATATTGACAAAATCATCTAAATTTAAATCAGACGTATCGCCAAAATCATTTGATGGACTGTCTAAAGAAGAACTAATTTCGTTTTCGTTATCGTTATCGTCTTCGTTATTACTACCACCTCCGTAAAGGCTGGTAAAAAATTCTGGCAAGCCCGTCATAGGATTGATGGTCCCAGACCCACCCCTACGCTTTAGCATTCTTGCTTCTTGCGGGTTAATATGGGCAAGCATCTTGTCACCCTTTCTCCCCTGCCTTTGAAGCATCATCGCCATTTTACGCATCATTACGGGGTCTATTCTCTTCCCGTTTGAAAACCCTCCAAAGAAATTCATATATCCTTACTTATTTGTATGTAGGTTTTGTCAGAATCTAATTCGTTTTTAAACGTTTTAAGCCAACCTAATCGGCCCCTTATTTCAATTCTTGATGCTCCGTTTTCTTTTGCCCACTTAATCAAATCGGGTTGTATCGATTTTAGTTCTTTTAAGTCTCCACCCGCTAAGAAGATATTAAGTGCTTTAAGTCTGGGGTAGTTAACAAACTCGCAAACTAATGCGGAGTTTTCAAAACTGTAAAGAAAGAAGTAACCGTTTTCTATTCCCCATACGATATCTTCCCATAAGTGCGTCTTTAACTGTTTTAAAATCGGTTCAATAAACTTACGGCTATGCGTAAGGATTTGAGCTTGCTTTTGGTCTAAACTGACTATCAACGGATACTGAACTTGTGCTTAATGTACCAGAGTTATCAACGGTTAGTTTAAAGTAAGAACCGTCTGGTGATTTTAATATTAAACTCCCCGTTTCTATAACATTATCGATTGTTTTCTTTAACCCCTCTTCGTCAGTAGTTTGCAATTCGTCTTTCATCCTACTGATGTATTCGGGGTCATAGGATTCTGGTGGATTTGGTAATTGTATCAACGTTTCCCTACTTGCTTAACGTCCATTCTAATATTACCGATATCCCAATTCTGATCAAACGGTGACTCCACTTTAAAACTGACTTCTCTTCCCTGCACCCGAATATCAGTATATCCGTCTGACGCAATATCGTATGAATCACTTGTAGTCTCTGCGTCTTCGGGAGTTGCTTGTTGCTTAAACGCAAAACGTAGTCCGTTAGTCCCTGCGTCTGTATCGGTTATCAACTGATTCCCCTGCACCCGTCTCTCTCCTATGCCAATCTCAAACGGACCACTCTCTGCGTATACAAAACCCGTCTCACCCGTTTGGTCTGTCCCTCTGTACAATTTCCTGTCCCTAAGACACATATCAGACGCAGAAGACGGAGGGCCAATTGAAGACGGTCTTGTAGCCGTAGAAGCATCAGATTCGTGTTCATATAATTTAAAATCGGTTCCTAGTCCCATAGGTCTATCGTAAACGCCAGAGTCAATAAAACTCGTTCTAGGCATCTGCCCGATACTCCACCAATTTTCTGCGTAGTTCCAGATGATGTATCTGTCAATTTCGTCTGACGATTTTGAGCAATAAAACCACCAGATTTCTCCGAATTGCTGGTTGGTTGTCGCATAGATTTTTGACTTTTGTACTAAATTAATATCGTCAAAAACGTAGGACTGAACTTCACACCTTAACGGTTTTACAACTCCATCATACGTCCAAAATTGCCCATCACTCATCCACGCAGATATACCTCTAAAACTAACAACGCTTTGCGGGGATATGACCCCGCAAGCATCACCAATTTTTCGTCTGCCAAATATGTAAGGGGGTCCAACGTAATCTAATGCGTGACAATCAACGTCTGTCCACATTAGTATTCTGTCACCAACCTTTAATGCAACTTGTAATTCTCCTGCAGAATCGATTTTAAAACTTCCTGCAGAATTGGTTGCAGACGCAGACCATACCGTATTGTCCTCTTGATCACTCCACGCAACTTTGCGGGGGTCATTACTTGCCCCAATCGCAACAAGATATCTTTCTTTGGAAACAACTACTCCTAAAGAGTTAGTTGGTGCGTTGGAAATAACCGTTGCTTTACTTGAAGTTGTTAAATAGTTAGGTCTGAATTCATAAATCTTTCCGTCTGATTTACTTAGTGCAATTAGGTACTCACCCCAAACATCAAAAGACCAAGTGTTTGCTCCTAAAATTAAAGACGTACCCGTACTTAAATCTTCTCCGTATCCTCTTGCTTTAGACAGAGTAATAGACTGTCCAGCCGATCCGTCTGCACCCGTTGTAACGAGTGTCCCGTCTACCGTCATAGAGTTTGCTGAAACTGCAGTAATACGGTGACTGTTTGAGTATGTTTTATTGTTTGCAGAATTGGTAAAACCAGACGCTTGTATTAAGTCTGGTGCAGAAAAGTATTCAGTAAAATCAGTTGAAGTCGAAACAATCGTTGTTGACGAACCGATTGAAATATCTGTAGCCGTTACCGTCACGTCCACCCCAGATCCATTAAACGGACCAGCCCCAAAACCCAAACCCGATAATGCGGTTACTCTGCCAGCATTAAACGCAGAAGGAGTGGCATCATATGCAGTACCAGAATTACCTTGGTAAACCCAAAGTTTAGTTGCCGTACCTATTGCCAAAAGTTTGTTGCCAGAGTTATCTTTCCACGCTTTCATAGTACGTCCAGCGTCAGTAATGCCAGACGTATCCGTTTGTTCCCATCCTCCAATCGGGCGCAACCTACCGTTTTTCCAACGGATCATATTGGCATCATACCAACGTCCTTTGGACTGAAGTTTGGTCCCGTTTCTGTAAACTCCTGCGGGTAATTCTAAACTGACTAGGGGCATAATCCTTCTTCGTATTTTACTTTTCCGTCAATACGTTTTGCCGTTAACACTTGTTTGCGGTTACCTCCTATATTGTAACTGCAATGAATCCAGCCAGAATTCGGTCCTTCTTCGGGGTCATAAAACTCCAAAATGAGTTGGTCAAAATCAAGATTGTTTTTAATCCATTCTGCCAACTCTAAGTTACTGACACTAAAACACTCAAAATCACTTGCTTGGCCTTTACAATGCTGACTTTTACTAGACCCATTTATTGACGGATGAGAGTTTAATTCTGGTGATCTGTACCCGCTTGAGATCGTTACTATTCCAAACTGCTCTCGAACGGGCTGAAGTATGTTATTTGCCAAAGCGCAAATGTTTATTAGATGCTCCGTTTCGGGCTGGTTTGCGATACCCAAACGGGTAGCACTTTGGCTATTAGTAAACTCTTTTAAACTAAAGTTTTTTGTAATCTTAGCCACGCAAGAAATCCTTAACGTTGTTAAACGAATTGTCATCCATTTTATCAACGATACTGTTTAAAGTTTCTTGATGTTCTTCAGGAATTAGTTCTTCCACTTGCTCTGCCACTAAGTTCTGAGCCTTTGAAACAACCAACTCCTTTACCATATTAAGTAGGAATGCTTCCAACATTTTCTTTTTCTTCTTCGGGTTTAGGGGGTTCAGGATTATGCACTGGTTCGTCATGAGATACTTCGAACCAGTGTTTACCTAACATTCCGATGATTGGTAAAAATGCACCGAATGCTAAGTTTATAAGGTCTTTACTTGATTGCGCTAATTCGTCTGGTTTATTTACCATAGTAAACACAAGCCAACCAAAAAGACCAAAGGCAAGTAACGATATAAGAAACCTTGCCCAAAACCTTAATTTCATAAGTTGTATATGTGGGTCATCTTTAGGTTTCCCACCATTTTTAATTGTTGTTTTTTCTGTAACTGTCTCCATTAGTCCTTTCGATATCTAATAAATTCACGCATAGCTTGCGTGTTTTGCTCCAAAGCAATCTTCACTTGAAGAAGTGCGTCTGAACTTGCTTGTACTAAATTCAGTAGTTTTTCGTCTCTGTCTTTATCGATTTCTAAAAAACTTTCTCTTTCTTGAAAAAATTTTTCTTTCTCTTGCGTGTTCTCTTGTTCAAGATGTACTCGCATACGATTTGCGATTTTATTT